CCATCCCGGATGCGCTGTCCGCGATCTCTCCGCAGATCACCGATGCTGCCGCGAAGGTGGTCGTCGTCCGCGTGGAAGACGACGAGGACGTCGATGCAGTCATCGCCAACATCCTCGGCTCAGAGGCAAACGGTACCGGCATGTGGGCGTTGCTCGATGCACCTGAGGAGCTCGGCGAAACCCCGCGGCTGATCATCGTTCCCGGGTATACCTCGCAGACGGAATCCGGCGTGGCCTCGATCGCGGTTTCAAATGGCGGCTCCGGCTACACTGCTGATTTCCCTGTTACCGCCACCGGTGGCTCCGGTACCGGTTTTGCTGGCATCGCGCGTGTTGCAGACGGCGAGGTCCAGTCGATCGAAGTCATCAACCCCGGCAAGGACTATGCCACGGCTCCGACGCTGGTGCTCACTGACGGCGACGGGACCGGTGCGGCTGCAACAGCCACCATCGGTGATGCAGCTAACCAGATCTGCCAGGTCCTCCCGACCATCGCAGAGCGCCTGAAGGCACAGTTCCTGCCTGAAGGCCCCACTGCATCACGAGCGCTGGCGCTGGCCTGGATGGAGACCCTTCCGCGCTCCGCAGCCATCATCCACCCACTGCGCCAGGACGCGAAGGTGTCGGTCAACGGGTCGGTGGTGACCAAGCCGCTGTCCCCGTTCATCATCGCCCAGTATGCGCGGCGCGATGCTGAGGTGGACGGCATCCCCAGCCGGTCCATCGCGAACCAGTCCATCAATGGGCTTGTCGGGGTTACCCCGAAGATCCGGCTCGACATCACCTCGGACGCTTCCGAGGGCATGGCTGACATCGAGGCCCGGTTCGGTATCGTCGTCCGCGGGGAGAGTGGTGTCGACGGCTCCCTTTCCGATGGCGGCTACGTCTTCTGGGGCACCGACACTTTGTCGGCCGACAGCCAGTGGCAGTTTGCCAATGTCGTCCGTCTCCGCTCCTACGTCGAGATCAACCAGATCAAGGCGATCCGGTTCTACCTCGGCCGCTACAATCTCACCGTCCAGACGGTCCAGGCAGTGGCGAATACGATGGAGACGATGCTGTCCGGGCTCCGCGCCGAGGGCCACATCATCGACTACCGGGTCCTGTTCGAGCCGGACAACAATAGCCCGGAAGACCTCCGCCTCGGCTTCCTCGACATCACCTTCAAGATGGAAGAGCCGGCACCGCTGCGGAAGGTCACCATCCGCTCCCGCCGCTACCCGGAGGCCCTGGATACCATGGTTTCCAACATCGCCATCCAGCTCGGCACTCTGACCGCGGCCTGAGCCTCGGCAACCTGATCAGGAGAATTGATCATGTCCGCTACCATCTACAATCTGGATACGGCGAACCTCTTCGTGGGCGACGACAATCCCGACAACTCTCAGTTCCTGACCCTCAACGGGGCGAAGGTGCCCATGCTCGAGGAGTCCACCCGCACTATCACCCCGGGTGGTGGTATCGTGGCCATGGACATCGGGATGCGCAAAATCACGATCTCGCCGTTCACCTTCAAGCTCAATGGCATCAATCCGGATGTCATGCCGAAATTCATGACCAACCGTCGCATCAAGTACACGCTGCGCGGAAACGTCTCGAATGTCCGCACCCAGGAGGACATCCCTCTGCTGGCAGTCGTCGAAGGCCGCATGATCAAGGTCGACATCGGCGAGTTCCGGAAGGATACCGAAGTCGACACCGACTACGAGATCCGAGAGATCGCCTACTACATGCTGAAGCTGGGCGACCAGGAGAAGTATTACCTCGACGTCTTCGCCGGTCCAAATGGCGTCCGCATCGACGGCAACCCCATCTTCCGGGATGTCGCCCGCAACATCGGCCTCGGGGTCTAAACAATGACAGAACAGAACACGGCTGACGGCTCCCCCAAGGAGCCGCCTGTTGCTCGTATCGTGAACCCGGCGGGGCGTTCCAAGATGGTGCCCCTCCAGTTCCCAGTCGAGTTCGACGGCAAGGTCTGGGACAGCATCGAAATTCGACGCTGCACCGGTGGCGAGATGAGGGACTATTTCGAAGCGATGGCTGAGGCCGGTCGCTTCGTCATGCCCCCGGTGATCCAGTGCCCGATTGAGGTCTGGGAAGCCATGGATGCCGACGATCAGTACATGGTTGATGAGGAAGCTCAGGCTTTTATGCCCCGCCGTTTGAAGGCGGCGGTAGAGCTGCTGTCCGGAACTGGCGCGAATACGTCGGACAAGTAAGCAGCACCTTCTCCACTCCCATCCCGACGGTCCTCTCATGGGACTGGAACGAGATTCTGGAGTGGTACTGCGAGGCCTACAATGTCGAGGTCACTAAGGCCTCATTCCAAGCCCGGATCGCGGGCATGAGGTTCATCGGCTAATGCGTACTTTCATCGGCGAGCTTATCTTCCGGTTCAAGGACGATGCTTCTGCTAAGGCAAAGCAGACTGCCCAGGCCATCGGTGGATCAGTGTCTTCCATCGAGCAGGCCGCGCGCCGGCTGAACTCGATGCCCTTCGGTGGCAAGTTCACCGCTCAGCTGGATAAGCTTGGAGCCTCGGCCTCCGATCTCGACAAGGTTCGGGCGGCATGGGAGCGACTGCACGCTTCCATCGCCAGCCGTAACCTCTCGAAGGCCGCGGCTAAGTCTGAGATCGAAAACTTCAAAGTGGCCACGCTTGGCCATTTCGCAGCGATCCAGAATGCCTCGAATGCTCATTTCCGGGAGATGGAGAAGCAGGCCCGCACCTTCTCAGGCAATCTGCAGATGATCATGAAACCGGCTCTGGTCGCCATGGGCGGCTATACCGGTGCGTATATGGTCGGTGTCGGCGCCCGGGCAGGGATCACCGCGTCCTCGAACGAGCAGCGCGAGCGGGCCCGTCAGCACTTCGCTGGTCTCCCCGTGGGGGAGCAGCAGCAGATCGAACGGCAGTCCGGAGAGCTGGCCCAGCGTTTTCGCATCGCTCAGGCCGATGCCATGGAGATCATGCGTGAGGCCCGTCTGGCGATGCCCAGCGCAGAAGCGGCCTTTAGCGTCGCCGAGGAGATGGTGCAGGCCTACAAGATGCTCGGGCTGTCCTTCGGCTCTGACCAGGCCATCACCGGCCTCCGCGCCTTCAACAAGGCGATGGATAACATTAACATCACCGAAGACACCGGCCTCTACAAGCAGATGCTCGACGCTTTCGTCCGCGCCCAGCAGATAACAGGAAAGGACATGGACCCCGAGGCCTTCGCCCAGGCGGTAAAGTATGCCCGGACTTCCGGCAAGGTCTTCAGCCCGGAATTCCTGCAGAACATGCTTCCCTTTCTCATCGCGGAATCCGGTGGCTCCGATACTGGTACCCAGCTCCGTGCCACGTTCGACAACTTCGTTGGCGGTACCGCTACGAAGAATGCGCTTGCGGAACAGGGCAGGCTTGGGCTCCGCGACGATAAAGGCATCAAGGATGCCGCGGGCTTTGCACAGGACCCTCTGAAGTGGGTCAATGACAACATTGTGCCCGCCCTTCAGAAAGATGGCGTCGACCTGAACTCGGAGGTCGCTATCGCTCAGGCGGTGCAGAAGTTTGCCAGCAACCGGTTGGCCCGCGACTTCATCCAGCGCGCCATCACTCAGCGGGATGTCTACCTGCGCCTCTCGGGGATGATGCAGGGTGCGGTTGGTCTCGAGGGCGCGTCCTCGGTCGACGCTCTTGATCCGTTTTCCGCGTTCAAGGGGTTCAAGGACTCGATGTCAAACCTTGCTGCGGCCATCCTTCCGGCTGAGCAGATTGCCGCGGGGCTTAACACGCTGGCGGATGGGGTCAATGCACTGCAGCGATCCTGGCGCGACGGGGATCTCGGCACCCGTCTGGGCATTAGCGCAGCCGGAGCCGGCGCCGCCTTCGGGGCATGGAAGGTCACAGCTGCGATCTGGGGCCTCATCACGGCTGGCTCCAACCTCAATGCGGCGGCCGTGGCCCTTCAAGCCGCGGCGGTGTCCTTGGGTGGAGCTGGAGGGGTGCCCGGTGATGTCCCCGGCAAGAGCAAGTCCAAGGGGTGGAGTTTGCTTGCTGCTCTGGGCTCAGTTGGCGCTGTTGTCAGCTCTGGGCTGATCCAGTCCGGCTCCTCACGGGCGATGACCCCGGAGGAAAAGGACACCATGCTGAAGCGCAGCTTCCAGGAGTGGATAAAGGACCACCCCTTCATTCCGGAGCCTGCACCTCGGGGAAAGTATGCCGACGCCGCCGATGCTGCCCGCGCCGAATCCGATCAGTTCAACTTCCTGAAGCAGGGCGCGCAGCAGGCCGGCCAGGAGGTTCAAAGCGCGCTGAATGTGACCGCGAAGCCGAACGTCGATATGTCTGACCTCCAGGCGACGTTGGCGCTCATCAACCAGATCAAGACTGGGCTCAGTGGGATGGGGGCTGCCATGAGCGCGGCTGCACAGCGGGCTCGCCAACAGGCTGATGCAGAGGTCCGTCGAGGCTTCTCTAATTATGGGGTGGTACCGTAATGTTGTGCTGCCTGGGGCCTGTTGCGTTCGACGTCAAGAACGACCTGCAGTCCATTGATTTCGAGACGCAATCCAACTTTGCTCGGCACGAAGTTATGGGCGCTGGGCCGACCTACGAAGATACCGGCGACGGGGAGTCCACCATCACCCTCAGCGGCATCTTGCTCCCCTTCTTCTTCACTGGCGCGCTCCAAGGGATCTCGCTGCTGGAAGCCGCCCGCCGGCAGAAAGTGCCGCTCACCATGATCCGCGGCGACTTCACGCCGATGGGGTGGGTGCTGATTGACTCAATCTCGCATTCCCACAGCGATCTCGACGCCCGGGATGGTGTGGGCCATGCCGTTGAATACACGATCAAGCTGATCAGGGTGGCTACCCCGGCATCAGGTGCGATCTCGATCTTGAGGCTCTTCCAGTGACCGAACTGCGCGAAACTGTCTGGATCGAGGACTGCACCTTGGCCAACCTGATCTGGCGCAAACTGGGCAAGCAACCAGACGGGTTCCTGGAGAAGGTCATTGAGCGAAACCCGGGGCTCTCCGCAGACCAGTACATCCCGGTGGGGACGGAGATCATGTTCCCAGTGAGCGAGATCGCTGAGACTTCTGCAGCGGCTGACGTCGTGAGGCTCTGGGACTGATGGGCTTCGTCACGAACGATTATGCGGTCTGGCTTAACGGCCAGAACGTAACGTCGCGCCTTGATCCGCTCCTCACCTCGATCAAGGTGACGCGCGCTTCCGAGGCGGCGGCCGATACCTGCGATATCGCGTTGGCCGATGCTGACGGGCAGATCGCGCTTCCTGGTGAGCGCGCGCCAGTTCTGGTGTTCATCAATGGAGCCCGCGTTTTCAGCGGCTTCGTCTCCGACGTGACAGCCTCATTCAGCAAGGGCGAAGGAAGAGCCCTCGACGTGAGCGCGAGCTCTGTCGACAACGGCTCCAAAGTGAAAGAACCAGTCCTTCGCAGCGCAGATGACCTTTCGTTTTCCGATGTGGCGAGGCAGTGGGGCCAGAAGGCAGGTCTTTCGGTTACCGTTGCTGGAAGTGTCGCCTCGGTGGCCCGACCGTACTGGATCATGCAGAACGAGGACTTCCTCTCCTGGGGCCAGCGTATGGCCCGGGAGATCGGTGCCTCATTCAAGATCCTCGGGTCCGAGGCCTACTTCGTCGGCGTCAACGAAGGTGTCTCCGGATCTGGGAAGACGCTGACCGCGATCGAGGCGGTCTACGGTGACAATCTGATCTCAGGCTCCATCAGCCCAATCATCAGCCGGCCCAAATTCAAGAACGTCGAGATCTCCTATTTCGACGTCAAAAAGGGCAGGCGGGTCAACGTCCCGGTAGAGACCGGGATCGATGATGTAGACGCTGCACTTCGCACGGTCATCTCCGCCGCAGATGAGGCCGAGGCCAAGCAGAAGGCTCAGGCCATTGGCAAGCAGTCCGATCGCGAAAAAGGCGGCGGCTCCGTGGTCATCCTCGGCGCTGAATACGCGGAGCCTGAAGCGATCTGCAATATCCGTGGCGTCCGACCGGGCGTCGATGGCGGCTACCGCATCGCATCAGTAACGCATGATCTCACAAAGAGCGGTGGCTTCCTGACCACTCTCGATCTCAAGCAGCCGCAAAGCGGCGCCGGCACCGACACCAGGTAGCCCGTACAGAGGACATCGTCATGAACTTCATTGGCACTGGACAGAAGCTGTCCGGCGAGGACTTCGCGCGCGCTGCCGCCACCATCGGCTGCGATGAAGCCGTTATCAGGGCGGTGACTGTGGTGGAGGCGCGAGGGCAGGGCTTCGATACGAAGAAGCGGCCGGTCATCCTTTTCGAGCCCCACGTCTTCTGGCGCTGCCTGCCCAAGTCGAAAAGAGGCGAGGCGCAGCGGCAAGGGCTCGCTTATCCGAAGTGGAAGCCGGGCAACTACCCCGACACACAGGACGAGCGTTATGTGCAGCTCGCCCGTGCCATGGTCGTCGATCGTGATGCTGCGCTGATGGCCTGCAGCTGGGGGCTTGGACAAGTGCTCGGCGAGAACTGGGAGATGTGTAAGTTCCCGTCCGTGGAGGCCTTTGTCCGCAAGAACCTTGAGGGCGAGGGTGGCCAGCTCGATGTGATGGTGGCGTTTATCATCGGGGCTGGCCTCCGCAACCACCTCCGGAATCGCAACTGGGCCGGATTCGCCCGCGGCTACAACGGGCCCAAGTTCGCTGAGAACAAGTACGACCAGAAGCTCGCCACGGCGCACGATCGGATCATCCGAGGAGCTCCCGCGACTTACGACCCGCTGTCCGACGGGCTTCTCTCAACCGGCGATAAGGGTGAGGTCGTGAAGGTCCTCCAGCGCGCTCTTGGCATCCACCCCGACGGTGACTTCGGTCCGCTCACCGCGCAGGCTGTGGAGCGTTTCCAGCGGGAGCACAGACTCACCCAAGATGGGAAGGTCGGTAAACAGACCGGTTCTCTTCTTGGGCTGCATTACTGGGGAGTCGCAGCCACCCCCCTGGAGGCCCCGGCGGTCCCAGCCCCGCAGCCCACTTCACCTAAACCAGTCGTCGCGGTGCCCGAAGATGAACCGACGCGCGACCTGCCAACGGCAGATCCTGTGAAGGTTTGGGGCACCATCGCAT